TAAGTTTCAATACTATTTTCAATAATATATCAGTGATTAGGTGGCACAGTATTGTGGCACAGCACCCCCGCCCGTTATCGTCAATGCCAAGCTTGCTTGAGCGATGGTCGATAACGGGCGGGGGGGTGTCAAATCGCCCGATTCGGGGCAAATCAGCCGCACGCCCTACCCCCTTAGGCTCCGCAGATCCCGCTCAACCGCAGCAACGCCCGACAAAATCGGGCTTATGCTTAATCGGATATCCCAGGCGTTTGTCCTGGCTAACGAAAGTTTTCGACACCCTGCGAAAGATTTGCAAACTTTCCCGAATTGCCAAATGTTAAGAATCGGACACGGGGTAGACGGATGTCCAGTGTTCACCCGTCCACCAGTGAACAGGCGAACAGCACCACCCCAAAACCGAAACCCGCCGGAGCAGTGTGCCAAATGTCCGCAGGGATGGGAGGTGAGCAGAGCGACCCTAGCCCGCTCGCTCCCAGACACCCCAGCCGCCCGCCTGCCTAACGTTCTGGCTGCGTTGGTTGGGTGGTGGGGTGTCCAGCGATCGGGCGACACGACGCAAGGTGGGCGATTGGGTGGGGTCAAAAGCGAACCCCCCGAAATCTTGACCACGACCCCCCGCCGTCTCGGCATAACTCTATATATAGCCCTATCACACCAGATACCAAAAACGGGTGTTAAGTTGGGTAAGCCGTACATATTGACCGACAAAGTAGGAGTCCCGTAAAAAAATTTGCAAAAAAAAATTCTATTAGACTAGAATGTCACGCGGAGCTATTTTTCAGTCTGAGGGCATCTCTATGAGGGTACTCGTAATAGGCGACACTCACGCTCCTTGCATGGATGTGAGGTACATTAAGTTTCTGGCTGATTTACATGATCAGTGGAGTATTGACAAAATTGTGATGATTGGGGATTTGGTAGACAATGCGGCTATTTCTTACCACCCAAAATCCCCTAGTTTGCGGGATAGTGAGCGAGAGTTTGCTTTGGCTATGGAGCAGGTTCAGATGCTGTACAAGCTGTTTCCTACTAAGGTTGATTGGCTTATTGGCAACCATGACGCATTGACAGAGCGGCATATGGACGACTGTGGGCTACCTAGATCGTCTTTAAAGGATTACACGGAGTTGTGGCAGATTCCTAAATGGGTGGCTCATCCGAGGTTTACAGACCTAACGTTAGACGGGGTGATTTACAGGCATGGAGACAAGGGTAAGGGTGGATCGTTTCCTGCTTTGAGTAATGCTCAGTCGGAGTTTGCCAGTGTTGTGCAGGGGCATTACCATGCAGTAGGTGGAGTCATGTATGGGGCTAACAACAGGGCTAAGTATTTTGGTGGTCAGACGGGTTGTGGGATTAACATATCAGCAGCCGCCTTTGACTACGGCAAAAAGTTCTCAAAAAGGCCAGTGTTGGGAGCTATGGTGGTAATTGACGGAAATCCGTACTTTGAACCTATGAGTCTGTAATGCAAGCAATTCTTGGTAATAATGAAAAATGGACAATTGAGTTTGTTCAAAAATCTGACATACCTAAGAAGACATGGGGTGATTGCAACAACAAAACTAAGGTTATTCGTGTTAGAACAGATTTGTGTGATTTAAATGTTTTGGATACGTTTTTGCATGAAATGTTGCATGCCAGTAATTACGTGTGTTTTAGTGAAGAATTTGTAGAACAAACAGCTACTCAGATGGCAAAAGCCCTGTTAGAAAGTGGTCTTATCCAGATAGTTCGAGAGTAGCAAAGGAAAACAGAAAATGTCTGAAGAAGAAAAAGATCATGGGTATGAAACAAACCATGAATTTTTAAATGCAGTAGTCGAAGATTACATTGACTGGGACGATTGGGATATTGACCAAGAAAGTGGAGAAATAGTCAAGCCTTACAAGACTATGGCAATGCCACAGTATGACAGTGCTTTAATTGGCTACTCGGTTTCAGACAAAGGTGGAATACAAGCTGTTTATTCTATGGAAGCGATTATTGAATGTCTTTGCGACGACATGACCGAAGAAGATGCTCTTGAATATTTTTATTTTAATATAGCTGGTTCATACCTTGAAAATTCTTCAGAAAGCAACGACAAAGACGACGATTCCGAAAACCAAAGACCTATTATGCCTTTAATCCTTCACACATTTTCAAGGGAGTTTTAGATGGAGATTTATCTCGGAAAAACAGTGATTTACAAGCCTGCTGGAGGCATGCAATATCGCAACATGGATCTGGTAGCTATCGTTACCCGCGTTTATGAAAACGGTCGTGTCAACTTGGCTATATTCGACCCTACCGGCAATATTATGCAAAACCCTCCAACTAACATTTCTGTTGATTTGTTAAGCGAGGTTGATTCAGAGCCTGTTTGTCAAAATTTATGCCACCCTATGCAACCAGAAAACCCTTTGCAAATACCAAAATTAAATGCTGACACGCCAACGGCAGTTATTCCCAATATACCTTTTGACAAATCAGAGTTACCGGCTGGAGCGAGAATGGTTGAGCATCGACCTGCGACTCCAGAAGAAATTGAAGCTGCGAAAGCAGGGATTGGAGTATCTAACGTGAAAAGTCCTAAAAAACCCGTAAAGAAGCCTGTTAAGAAGCCTAAAAGCCCTCGCAGACCTAAATCGGGGTATTAATGACTTCTGAATCTAAAGAAAAAAAAGCTGATGTTCGGGCAGCTATTGAATGGGCTTGGTTGAATTACGACGAATGTATAATTCGCGATGATCGCAATCTTTCGGTTGCTATTGATTTTGACAAGGCAACTAACGATCCTCCTGAGGGCGGCAAGCAGTTTCTTGACTTGGCTTTTACAAACAAAGTCGCTTTTTACAAGGATTTTGTAATGAAAGCACTAGGAACGGATATGGACGATGAAGACGAGATTGTCGTTAAAGAACGCAAATCTATTAAAGAATTGACTGATCTTTTAAGTCAATATCAGGAAAAAAGCGCATAAAAATACCGCATCGGGCTGTGCTTGCAGTCGAAAGGATTAAACTGAACCGATGCGGCAGAGAAACCGAAGTTTAATGTTTAATAAAAACTTTGCAAGTCAAATGTCCGTTTTTTTGTCCGTTTTTTTAGTTGACAGAGTTCTGTTCGTTTGGTTAAAATAGCCTGCTTACCAACTGTACCCTAGTTGATAAAGAAAGACGTTTGACGCTCTCTCTGCTAGTGAAGGGTACTCACTAGAGCCACCGGAGAGGTCGTCAAACGTCTTTTTTTGTGGCTTATTCTGATTGTTCTCAGTTGCCCAAACCAAATCCAAGGACATTCACGTAGCGTATCCGGCTCCAGTGGAAGGCATCGCGACCATCCCGTACCCAAAGAACTACGAAAAGCACCAACACCGAACAGGGGTCACGCCCGTTGGCTTTGCAAGGTTGCATTTATTAGATAATGGAAATGCAGCGTCCCTTGGTGTAGCTTTTAGCTACACTCTCTCTTTAGGAGTCCTATGTTTTGATTTTGACGGTTGTCGGTTGTTTGAGTTGAAAATTTACATTTTTAATATACAATCCGAAATAAACCCAACTGTTTGGTCAGGAACTTATAATGATTCGTTTTTTTGCAATTGCCGTTTTATCCTTGTCATTAACAGCCGGATGTCAAAGTAATCTGGAAAACAAAGACGATATAGCGGAAACCGTGCTGCAATTTGATGGTTTATCTCAAAACTGTTTTGACACCTCAGTCCGAATTCGAAGTAGAAATTCAATAGGGTCAGCATCGGCAATTAGGTATTTAAATTGCGAAGATTCAATCGTAAATGAGGTGCAAAGCCCTCTTGAAGCAACACACGTAGAATTTGAAACAAACAGGCATGTAGCTGGTGATCGAGGTGATCGCCATGTGATAGACGTTTGGTACGAAGGAAAATTAGTTTCAAGCGTTCATTGCAAAACCGATGATTCTTGGTTTAAGTCTGGTGTTTCTAAAGACATTGCTACAATAGTTGTTTCGTTAGAAACTTTAGGCGGTGCAATTCCGGTTGTTCCAGCGGCTCCATACGGCGAAGCTGATATAAAAAACGGTGAAAAGATATTTACTGTTGGTTGTTCAGATGGCCGCGTTCCTCGTGCTAGATGCGGAAACGTATTGCAAGTTTTAAACGGCTTGATTTATTATTTGCCTCAATCAATAAGCGGCGACAGCGGGTCTGCCGTTTTTAAATACTCAAGTAAACGAGACGCTTGGGAAGTAATTGGTCGAACTGCATGGGCAATGCAAGTGGATGGTAGATGGATCGGATTGGCAATGACTTCCGACCGCATTTCCGACATTCGGGCTGGTCGAGTTTCGGCTGGAAGTTTTAAGTTGCCCGAAGGTGCTGTTTGCCTTTCGACAATTTGCAATGATTTGCCGGAAGGAGCCGTAACGTGTGATGAATTAAGACACGTTGCATTGCATCAGGAATCTGATCTTCCTAAGCGTCTCGACGTAAGTAATCAGCGAAGATGGAGATTTCCAATTCGCGGAGAAGATATTAGAGAAAAGCCTAATCGACCATTTAAAGATAGAGAATGGACAATTATTAGTGGAATTACTGACTTTATAAGGTCTTTAATAAAGTTTGCTTTTTGGGTAGCCATAATAACAATCATTGCAGCGGCGTGGATTGCACCTACGATTTTGTCACCTTTAAAATACGACTGGCCGATTCAGTTTGTTAAATATGTTCTTGGTTTGATTAGGAAGAAAAAATGAAGTTTAAGTTATTGTTTGCATTAGTTGGGGTGTCAGCTTTATTGGCTGTTTCGTGCGTCGGTGATGATTCAGCAGAATCTGCACTAGGAATGCAAGAACCAATTGAGGTTCCGTCCTTAATTAAATCGAAAGCTGGTCAAATTTCTTGCATGCCGTGTGTTCGCGGTGCTGTTCGTCGAGTTATTGAAAGTCCTGTAGTAAATCGAGTGGTTGGCGATAGAGAGATCCAACGAAAACCTGTTCGACGCATGCTTCGACGGCTGCTCCGACGATAATTAAAAATGAGTAAAAAGAAAAATCCATATTACGCTATGATCCCTAAGGATATTCAAGGGAATTTAGCGTGGCGAGCCAAATGGCGAACTGACGCAATGAAGGACAAAGGACTTCAGCGTGATTTTCGCCAAATGGCAATGGATGATGTTCTTTTCTTTTTTGGTGCTATGTGCTGGGCGTTTGAGCCTCGTTCGGCAATTAAGATTTTGCCGTTCATACCATGGAAACACCAAGAAGAAGTAATGGTTGGGATGGACGAGTCGGTTGATAACGCTGAAAAGCTTTATGAAACTACGCAAACATGCCTTGACGTTGTTCTTGATAAAAGCCGTGGTCAAGGTGCTACTTGGATGTATTTGATGATTTGCTTGCGTCGCTGGCTTAGAGACGACATGTTTTCGGCTGGCCTTGTTACAAGAACGGAACGTCTTGTAGATTCGGATCGCGATCCTGATACGTTGATGTGGAAAATTATTTGGGCAATGAAATTGCTTCCAGCTTGGATGATGCCGGAAGGGTTTATTTGGTCAAAACATCGAAACGTAACTGAACACTCGTTGCTTAACCCTCAAAACGGAGCTTCTATTGTTGGTTATGCTGCAACTGGAGATGTTGCTCGTGGTGGTCGTAAAACTCTGTTTTGCATCGACGAGATTGGCGGTAAAGAATTTATCACCGGCGGCAAAGACATTGAGGTTATGAACTCAACGCAACACGTAGCTAATTGTCGGTTTCTTGTTTCAACGTTTGGTGGAGACTCTGGGGCATTTTACGATGCAGCACAAGACGCAAAAAACGGAAACAGCGATGCTGTTTATTTAGTGTTGGATTGGAAAGATAATCCAATCCAAAATAGAAAACAATACATTTTAAAGCATGGCACAATTAGAGATGTAAATGCAAAAAAATATGGCGGCAAACTTACCGATAAAGAAAAAGCTTTAATAAAAAAACAACACGTAAAACTGGCTCGGCGAGGATATAAGTGTACCGACGTAATAAGAAACACTTGGTACAACCATCAATGTTTGCGACCTGGAGCTACTCCAAGGGGTGTTGCTCAAGAACTTGATAGGAATCCTAAAGGTGCAGTTTCTAAAGTTATTAGCTCTGAAATAATTAACAAAGCAAAAGCTGATTCTGCTAGACCACCAGATATAAAAGGTCGTTTGCTAGTAGACATGGAAACTGGTCAGCCAGTCGAACCTTATTTTGTTGAAGACGAAGGCGGTGAACTTTCTCTTTGGTTTAAACCTGACTTAAACGGAAAACCTCCGTTTGGAGTTCATTCAGTAGGAATTGATATTGGAGGTGGAACTGGAGGCAGCTACACGGCTAACTCGGTTTGTTGCGTTATTAATAAGATGACTGGTGAGCAAGTTGCTGAATGGTCTAGCAACCTTGCTGAACCAAGAAAGTTTGGAATTATTTCAGTTGCATTGTGTCGATGGTTTAATGATGCAGTTATGATTCCAGAAGCCAACTTTGGAGGTGGATTTTTAAAGGTAGTTGAAGACGAATTGTGTTATCCAAAATTGTGGCAAAGAGAAACTTCGGTTTATGGTCTTAAGAAACTGACCAAAAAAACTGGATTCTGGATGACCAATGATGACACAAAGCTTGCTTTGTTTGAGGGAATGGTTGCTGCAATTGCAATGGGGACTTTTATTCCAAGATCCGAGGAGCTTTTGGAAGAATGCGGTCAATATGAATGGAAAAACGGAAAAATTGTTCATGTTGGTTCAAGAAAAAGCGAAGACGAAGGTGCAAAAGGCAAGTCGCACTCTGACAGGGTGATAGCGGCTGCTTTGTCAGTTTACGAGATGGGGCAATCTGTTTCACACGACGAAACGCAAGAATTAATCGAAGAAAATGCCCCTGAAGGCTCTATGGCAAAGCGAATACATGAGTACGACAGAACAAGGAACATGGCTGGCGATCCTTGGGTAGAGGCAAATGTTGACATATTTGGTACAATAAATTCGGAGCATGTTGATACATGGTTGTAAATCGTGATTGATTTAACCTCAGAAATACAAATACAGCGTCTTTTTGCAGCAATTGAATCGTCTAGGCAGGCTATGCGCCCGTTTTTAGATGAGCGAAAATCAATGCTAAAAGAGTACGTTGGAAGTCATTACAACGGAAACGGTGCGCCGCATGAGGTAATTGTTAACCTTATTGCTCAAACTGCTGATGTTTACACTATTGGTTTAGCTGCAAACAATCCAATAGTAAACATCACGACTAATTCAAAAGAACTTTTGCCTTTTGCTAATCGTTTTAAAGTTGGAATAAACAACCAGATAAAGGAAATGAGATTTAGCGATACATTGCAATGTATTGTTCTAGATTCTTTGTTTGGCCTTGGAATTTCAAAAACCCATTTAGCGGAATCAGATCCAATTCAATTGGAAGATGATGTGTGGGCAGACGTTGGTCAAATTTATGTAAGCAGAATTTCATTAGACGATTTTGTAATGGATTTGACCGCAAAAGAAGTGCGTCGCTGCAAGTTTATGTCAGACGAATACAGGGTTTCTTGGGAAAAGTGCAAAGAGCATCCAAACTTTGACAAGAAAGTGTTGGAAAAATTAAATCCAACCTCCAAGCATGACAGAAGTTCTGAACAGGCAAACGACATTTCAAGTGGATTGCTTACTGACGACGACGAATACGAGCCAATGATCGACCTTATTGACGTTTGGCTTCCAGAATCAAAAGTTATTGCTACTTTTCCTCGCTACCAACAAACAAAGCCTCTTGCGGTTTTACCTTGGAGTGGAGCAGAAGGCGGTTGCTACGATTTGTTAAGTTTTTCTGACGTGCCAGATAATGTTTTGCCATCTTCTCCAATGTCAAACCTAAAGGCGTTGCACGACCTTTACAACGGTTTGATTAGAAAACAAGCTCGCCAAGCAAAAAGACAAAAAACAAACCCTGCTTACAGGCCGGATGCTCAGGACGACGCAAGCAGATTAAAGAACGCCTCAGACGGAGAGTGGGTCAAGGTTAAAGATCCTTCTGGCGTAAATGTAATTCAACAAGGTGGTGTTGCTCAAGAAAACGTAGCATTTTCAATTGGAATTATGGATTTGTTTGATCGGCAAGCTGGAAACTTGTCGGCAATGGCTGGCCTTGGTGCGCAAGCACCAACTGCAAGTCAAGAGGAACTTATTCACGCTGCTGTAAGTCGAAAAGAAGCAAAGATGCAACAACGTGTGCATGCTTACACGGCAAGTGTCATGGGTAAAATTGGTCACATGATGTGGGCAGATCAGTTTTTAAATGTTTCAGGTCAAACCGAGGCAATTGTAGGTTCAGGAATAATGGTTGATTCCTCTTGGACTCCAGAATTAAGAGAAGGTGATTTTTGGCAATACAATTTTGATATAAGCCCAGGGTCTACAAATTACGAATCAACGGAGGCAAAAATTGCAAAAGTTGAAAGAGCAATGGACAGGCTTCAGCAAATGTATCCAATGATTCAAGCTGCTGGTGGCGACATTGACGTAGAGGCTTTAACGAGATTGTATGCTGATTATCTGCAAATTCCTGAACTAGAAACAATAATCACATTTTTTCAACCTTTAAACGATATGGGCGGCGGCAGTCCTGAATCTGCTGGAATGCCTAACAATACAACTAGAAATTACGTTAGAAGAAATGTTCCAACTGGCGGTACTCCGCAGGCGAGAAGCGCAGCGTTGCAGCAAAGTTTGTATGGAAACGCTTCACCTAATCAACAGCAAATGCTTACAAATCAAGGTGCTTAAAATGGAAAAAAAACAATACAAAACATCTAAAGGTTTTAGAACTGTTTTTGCCAAAGTGAAGCCAAATTTTACAAAAAACAAAAGTGATGTGTTTCATGTGCCAAACGTTAATAATGCTATTAACCAAGCAAACCCTTTGGAGTCGCAAGCAATTGGGGTTCACAGAACACAAGTAGAAGAATTCAACGCTTACTACAAAGAAAATGGAATTGTAGGAGCCGGACACAAGCCAGACGGTACGCTTGTCATGGAGAGCAGGCAGGCACGCAATGAGGTTTTAAAACTTCGTGGGTGTCGAGATAATGATGCCGGTTATGGTGATTACGCTGGAGAAAATAGTTAGGAGATGGAGATGAGTAAGAAAGAAAAAACGCCTACGACTGAAGAGCTTGTAAACGAAGATGGAGTTATAGACGAAAAAGCTGCTGGAGAGGCGATTGACAAAATAATTGAAAAAACTAACCAAGAAATTTCTGTTAGTTTAGACAATAAAACAGAATCTGAATCTGTCGAAAAAATTCCAGAGGAAAGTTCTGATTCCAATGACAATGATGAATCTGTCGTTGATGGCTGGGTGAACTCGGAGGAAATGCAAGAGCTTATAGCGAGCCTTGGGTACACCGAAGAGGATGCTTCTTTATTTTCGAACGAAAACGATTTTCAAAGCCACGTTAAGCTTTTAGACAAAGAGTTTAAAGGCAAGAAGGTGGTTGAAGAACAAGAACTTGCGCTTGAAATAAATGAAGCTGAAGAACGGAAAAATTCAATTAGGGAAAACGAAAAGTTTAACAGTAAAAATGAAAAGCTTCCTTCGCTTGACCCTGATGAATTTGATGAGCAACTAATAGAGGTATTAGAAGCAAGAGACGCAAAAATAGCTGAACTTGAAAGACGGCTTGACGAAACAGGTCAAAGCAATGTTTTAAAGCAATTTGATTCTATTGTTGACAGCCTTGGGCATGATGATTTGTTTGGAAATTCGGAAAACTTAACTGCATCTGAGCAAAAGCAAAGAGAAAAGTTGTTTAACGAATACAAAGAAATTTACAACATACTAGAGGCAAGGGGAAAGTCGGTATCTGGAAAGAAAGCAAACAAGGGAATTGTTCTTCGGGCTTTAAACATTGAGTTTGAAGATGAACTAAACAAAAGTAACCGCCAAAAATTAAGCAAGAGAATTAAAAAGCAAGCAAAAAGAATAACAGGAAGCAATGCTGGCATTAAAGGCAACACCTTTAATGGCGACGTTACCAAAGATCCTGTGTTGCATAAATTGTTTGCTCAATTTGAAGCTGAAAACGGCTAACAATAAGGTTTTGAACAATGGCACTATATCATCATCAAATCGACGACTTTGTCGAATTAACACTCAACCGATTCAAAAAAAATGAATGGGTTGATATTTCGCTACCTTTGCAAGAATACAAATTCGCTGGTCGAGTGTTCGAAGCAAAGAAAAAAGCCGAACGAGGTGGAGCGAGATTAGAATGGAAACTGAGAACCAAAAACCAAGGTACTGCAAAGCACTCTGGATTGTTTTCAGTGGACGACACAAATCGTCGAAACGTAATGACCAATGCAAAGCAAGAATGGTCAAAGCAAACCGTAAATTACATTTACGATATCGACGAAGAATCGTTCCAGAGTGGCCCAGAAACAATCATTCGTGAAATGCAATTGCTTGAGCAAGGGCTTTACAATGATTTCTTTGAGCTAATGGAAACTGCAATGTGGACGGCTCCATCGTCAAGTTCGCTTGACCCAATGCCTCCTGCCGGTATTCCGTTCTGGTTGCAGAAAAATGCAACTCTTGGTTTTAGCGGTGGCAACCCTAGTGGTTGGTCTAACGGTGCTGGAAGTGTTAACAGCGACACTTTTGATCGTTGGAAAAACTACAGCGGAACCTACAAGCAAGTAAGCCGTGACGATTTAATTGAAAAAGTTGTTAACGCTTGCGATTTTACTTATTTCAAAGCACCAAAAAGCTACGCAGAAATTGGCGGCGGCGACCCAATGTATGAGTTCGTGACCGTTCATTCCGTGTTGGCTACTATGCGTCGATTGCTACAGGCTGGCAACGACAACCTTGGTGCTGACGTTGCTAAGTGGGCTGGCAATGTTCTTATTAAAGGCAACCCAGTAGATTGGTGTCCTGCAATCACAGACTCTTCCTCGGAAGCGTATGACTCACAGGCTCCATTTTATGGAATCAACTGGAAGAAGTTTGATTACTACTTCAAAACAGGTCGAAACATGATTAAGCACGCTCCAGTAAAGGCTGCAAACCAGCATACTGTGCGCGAGCGACACATGGACAACTGGGGCAACTTTGTTTGTTACGACCGACGACAGGGTGGTTTTGTTTTCTACACTGCTTAATTAAGCAAGGAAAACTTTTAATTTCAAATTTCAATAAAAATAAGAGGAAGATAAGATGCAACTTTTAAACAAACATGAAAACCAAAACGGTCGAGGGTTAACCTTTGATCTTTGGAAAAACTTTCCAACGGATGAGATCCTTGTTCGCAAAGATGGAAGCGTAGGCGTTGGGTGCAAACTTGATCCTGCCGCTTCGCCTTATGCAGCAGCAAGCTCAACAAACACCGTTGCTGGGTCGGGAGCAAGAGCTTTTACAGATGCTACTTGTTCAATTAGCGGCTTAACAAAAGCTCAATATTCGGGCGGGCAAGGAGTGCGACTTTTGGCTTCTGCTGACAATCAAGCTGCTGAACTTCAGCTTGGTGGTGGCGGTGAACCGTTTGTCATTTCTGACGCTGCTGCTGATGTTAAAGAATTGGTATTTGAATGCCATTTCCGAGTTGATTCAATAACAGCAGATGACGTTGCCTTTTTCATTGGGCTTGCAGGTGCGCAGGCTCTTGATGGGGATTTTATTGCCGACAACGGTGCTGACGTTGCTGATCTTGACATGGTTGGTTTAATGTCAACTCATGCCGACACAACTGGCGTAGACGTTATTTACCAAGACACTGGCAGTGCTTTTACTGTTCACAAGGCTGATTTTGCAACTATTGCAGTCAACACTTGGTACATTTTTGGTATGCGATATTTGCCAAGTACAAAAAAGCTAGACCTGTATTTTGGAGTAGGTGATAGATCAACTTCGTTGGTTAAGTCGTCTGATCCGATTATTTCGACTGACATTGCTGATGGTGTCTTCCCAGACGGCCAAGGGCTTTGTCCGACGATTGCAGTTAAGGGTGGTCATGCAGATGACGTTGCTCTTGACATTCGGACGCTTGCATGTGCGCAAGTAGCTTACGCGGCAGACTAACGGTTCGTAACCGTTTTTTTAGAGCCTCCCCTAAGTAGCTCCATCTCCAAAGGGGAGGCTTGTTTTTTAAAGGAATAAACATGCCAACTTTAAACGACGGTACGCCGGTTTCCGCTGCGTCATCATCTGACATGACGATTGAGTATTCTCAATTAGTTTCAGAGGTTGGTGAATATTTGGGAATGGGGCGAAGCTCGTGGAGCAGCTTGGAGGAAACTCGAATTAAATCAATTGTCAAGTCGGGATTGAGGCAAGTTTATTATCCTCAGAGATCCGGTGACAAGCTGGCTTACCAATGGTCTTGGATGCGGCCTGAAGCAACTATTGTAACAACAGCCGAGTACGGAACAGGAACTGTAGAAATAGTTTCTGGGGTTGTTACTTTAAGTGGGGGTACGTTTCCAAGCTGGGCTAACGAAGGTGAAATAAAAATAAGCAGTCAAGTTTACACGGTAAACACAAGGGATTCAAACACCCAAGTGACCCTAGACGATTTGTCAATTGCAGCGTCGGCTGGTACGACTTATAGCCTTGGAAGACCGTCTTACGATTTGCCAGAAGGTTTTGACGGAAGTTTTGACGGAAATCTGCATTACAAAACAGGGGACAACACATTGTATCCCTCAATTAAAATATTTTCCCCAGAAGTTATTAGGGAGCATAGACAAAATTACAACGGATCTGACAGGCCGTTGTGTGCGTCAATACAACCTAAACAATATCAAGCAACAGTAGGGCAAAGGTGGAAAATTACTTTTTTTCCATCGCCAAGCGAAAGTTTTACTCTTTACGGCAGATACAAGGTTCGTCCAGAAATGATTGACGCAGTCAATAAGTTTCCATTGGGCGGTTCAGCAATGTCAGAGGTGTTTTTAGAGTCGTGTTTGGCGGTAGCAGAAAAACGATTTGTAGAAGATTCAAAAATACACCAAGAGGAGTTTAGGCGTTTACTTAAACAAGCAATTGATCAAGACGCGGATTCTTTTTCTCCTGACTTTTTAGGTTATAATTCAGACAGATCTGAAATTAGGTTTTCCGATTCTAATAGTCGTCGATTTAACAACGCAATTCATTCATACGAGGGAGTCGTTTATCGCGACTAAAAATCATGGCAAATTTTTCAATATCACAATCATATCAAATTGGAACAGACGCGGACGGAAGTAGTAGCGATGCTATTGGCTTTGGAGAATTTATTTCTGGAATGGTATACATACCAAACGGTTCCTCAATAGGTTCATTAACATGGCTTGCTTCTGATGCGCTTGGAGGAGAATACGAGCCTGCCAAGCACACTGTAAATCAAGGAGTTACTCCTTTAACTTATGTTGCAACTGTACAAACAGTTGGGGCAAACGGGGCGTACCCAATTCCACAGGACTTAGTTGGTGCTGTTGGTCTTAAAGCTGTTGGAGATGCAGCAGGTGTTATTAAGGTTAGCTTGAAAAACAAGTAAGGAAGATAAGATGAGTGGACACAGAGCGGCACATGATTTGGCAAAAGCACCGTTACAACTTACCGATGCGGGCAATGCTGGCATAATTGGTATTGATCGTTTCGGAGGCATTGTTGAGCTAGAAACTACAGGCGTTGAAACACGAACCCTGGCTGATCCTGTTGGTGCAGGATTAATGGCTATTGTTCGAATGCGAGTTGACGGTGGCAATTGCACTGTTACGGCAGCAAACGGCTTAAATGTAGCAGGTAATACTACGGCAGTGTTTGGCGACGTTGGCGATTTGCTTCATATGGTAAGTGTTGAAACTGCTGTAGCTGGAGTTTTTCGTTGGGAAATTCTAGTTAACACTGGAAGCGTAGCACTATCGTAGGGATGGTAAATTGCGAACTATTGAACTTCATTTTCCAATTGAGGGGGTTAACCGGCGAATGCCGGAGCGTCCGAAACAAAGGAGAGGTAGCTACCCTTCTCCTTGGGCGGTAAATGTATGCAATGAGGACAATATTGAGCAAAGAATAAGGGGCGGCAGCAGAGTAGGTTTGACTAAGTTTGTTGCTAATGACTTAGGGGCTACAATAAGCGACATTGTTTCAGTTAATTTTTCAAGTTTAGCAGGAGCAACTGAAGTCTTATTTGCCTTAGTTGATTCGTCAATAAAAACTGTAACCGGCGGGGTTGTTGCAACTCCGGTCGGTCATTTGGGTGCTGATGCAGGTTCGGACATTTTAACTGATGCTTCTGGAAATCAAATTTTGTCGGGGTCAGTTGCTTCTCCTGCCAGCGGCTTTTTGGTTGCAGGTCAACAATTGGTTATGGCGATAGCGGCAAGTTCAATAACGCAATTTGATGCAAAAACAGGAAAAGTTGATTCAATTCTCGCTAGTGCTGGAACCGTACCTACGGGTTGCACATTTGGTGCGATCTACAGAGACAGGTTGATCCTTGCTGGTTCTGACAACACAATTTATTCCTCAAAAATGGGCGATTATTCTAATTGGGATTATGGCCGTGATGTCAGTGACGCAAGTCGGGCAATTGTGTGGCAACTAGCGTTAGCATCAGAAGTTGGATTAAAACCAACGGCAATGATTGCTATAAGCGATAGTTCTTTAATTCTTGCTTCAAAAAACAGCCTTTGGATTTTAAGAGGCGATCCTTCTGGGGGTCAACTTCAAAGAATATCAGACAACATTGGCATTGTTTCTTCTAAGGCGTGGTGCGTTGCTGACGGGGCAATTTTCTTTTTGTCTGACTGTGGCGTTTACAAAGTTGGGGCAGATGGATCAGGGCTTGCAATGGTTTCTGAAAACGCATTGCCAGTTGAATTGAAAGATGTCAACACTTCTACAACAACAGTCATGATGGAGTACGAAAAGGATAGGAAAGCTGTACATGTTTACCTAAAAACATCAGGTGGCAATGACACTCATTGGATTTACGAATTGCAAACAGAAGCATGGTGGGCAGTTCGTTTGCAGAACAACCATTCTCCGTTAGCTGTTTGCAAACATCAAGGTGAGGTCATTTTAGCTGGAGTTGATGGGTATTTAAGAAAAGTTGGCGGCGATGACGACGATGGAACTGCAATTGAAAGCCATGTCGTTATTGGTGCTATGAGGCTTGGCACGATTGACAAGGCGGGCATTGCAAACATGTTGCATGGCGTTCTTGGAACAGGAAGTGGGACAGTTACGTGGAGAATGGTTGTTGGCGAATCAGCCGAGGAAGCATCTGACAACGCTAAGTTAGCAATAGAAGCATTCCAAGCGGGGGGGGACTATTCAGGCTACGTAAAACACACAGACACTTGGGCTGCTGGAAGGTCTTTGGCTCAATATCCGAGGGTTCGTTCTTTATGGTGTTGCCTTTGGTTACAGTCAACAACCAAATGGGCTTTTGAGGGGGCTACTATGCAAACAAAACAATCAGGTAGGTACAGATAATGGCCGATGTATTTTTTAAAGATTTTGTAAACGGCTTGTCAGTTGATGCGGTTGGCGGTGCGGAAAAAATTCCTGTCGTGGACGGGGCAACTACCAAGTACCAGACTCCTGACCTAATTAAGGCATATATCATTGCGGCTTTGACGGCTTCTGGTGCGGTAACGCCCACGGCTAACGATGCGTTGATAATGGAAAGGGCTGGCACAGCAGGCACGTTTGATCTAAACGCTCTTTGTGACTACGTCTATGCGTACCTTTGGACAAACCCTAGCGAGGTGACTCCGGCCACAAGTGCTGACAAGCTCATACTTGACCGCTCAGGCACAAAGTACAGCATTGACATAGACACGCTTGTCACTTATTTCAATGCCTCTAACGGCACTCTGGGGGCGCAGATAGCGGCGTTTTCTGCGGCGACCCTTGGTGATTCCGATGAGTATGTGTTGTCACAAGGTGGCACGGCTAAAAAGGTTACTTTTTCAAACCTGTCAGCTAGGGTTCAAGCCCAGTTTAACTCTTATCTTGCTGCCTTGTCTGCGGTCAGTTCGCCAGCAGACGCAGACACAATGTATGTTCTCCAGGGGTCAACAGCCAAAAAGATGACCTTGACCGTTTTGGCAAACACTTATCTTGCTGCGGAATTGGATGTTGAGGATTTTGGTTGGGGAATGGCAGAGGCCAATCCTGCTGCAACCGGCGACATGCTGTTGATAGAGCGAAGCGGGACAAGATACAAACTAAATGTTGATAATTTAGTGACTTATGCAGCAACAGGGCTTCAGGATGGAGTCCTCACATTTTCTAGCCTTGCTGCTGCAAGTCCTAACGCCGCTGATATGTTTGCTGTTGATGACTCTGGAACTCCTAAAAAGCTTACCCTTGCAAACCTAGAAACAAAGTTGTGGGTTGATTACGCGGCCTACGTCAATGCGTTGTCGGCGGTAAGCACAACGAGTGCTACGGATAAGTTTTACTGCATTCAAGGTGGAACAGCAAAATACGTCACGCCAGCAGAGCTTTCGACGTTCATGAATGTCACGACGGGCGATGTGCTGGCTCCAGTGTCTACGACCCAGCACAACATACCTCAATGGGATTCAGTAGCCAAAAAGTTAACAGATGGCTTGTCTCTTGTAACGACTGTCAGATTTACCGGCAGTGAATCAGATACTGCTTTGCCGACCGAGCAAGCTGTTTCAGAGGCCGTTGAAAACATAACAAATCTTGACATTGACGGTGCAGCAGACATTGGGGCAGCCTTGGTTGATGCCGACCTGTTTATTGTTGACGACGGGGCAAGTGGGACAAACCGCAAAGCTACTATGAGTCGTTTGAAGACATACATTGGCTCTGGCGATGTGGCAAATCTAGACATTGATGGAACAGCAGACATTGGTGCTGCACTGGCCTCTACGGATTTGATCATTGTTGACGATGGGGCAAATGGCACAAACAGAAAGTCACAAGTAAGCAGAGTAAAAACTTACCTTGAAACTGTTGGTCACTATGACAATGTTTTTGTTAATTCAGCACAAATGCACCCATGCACTACAAACGGTGCAGCAGCATTAGCAAAAAACGAGTACGGAACTAATGACATAGATTTGCAATACTTTGCATTTGACGGCGGTGGAACTGAGGAGCGTGTTCAGTTCCACATGGTAATGCCAGAAGATTGGGACAGAGGCACAATTAAAGCAAAGGTTTATTGGTCTTCCGCAAGTGGGTCAACTGCGGGAGATACTGTGGAATGGGGAATTAAAGCTAACGCTCTTGCAGACAATGATACAATAGATGCGTCGCTTGGGACTCCGCAAGTTATAAGCGATACGTTGTTGGCAAACAGCGGAGCTAAAATGCAAGTAACTCCTGCAACTCCTGCAATCACTGTGGGCGGGGCGGCTGGCCTTAATGACATGGTTGTATTTGAAATTTACAGAAACACTGACGGAACGGACAACATGGTTGAAGACGCTTGGTTGTTTGGAATCCATATTCAATATCAAAGAAACCAAACAGTCGCGGCTTGGTAATTTATAAAGACAGGTAAAAAATGCTCGACCGTGAATTTTGGATTACTATTGGCTCAGTGCTTTTGCTCAGTGCAGTGTTTGTTTGGTGTTTAAGCGAATCAGAAAAAGACAAGACTGAACGGCGATATTACCTGCAAACAATTGACGGTGACGGTGTTCAATGGTTTGTGTACATGACGCAAGCAGAGCATGACAAGTGGGCTGCAAAGCGATACGCAAAAATTAAAGCTGGGTTGATAACAGGAAATTAAAATGACACTTTATGCAGAATTATTAAGGCGTGGCTTGCTAGAGGTTCCTAACGAGGAAGCAGCAACCGCAATGGGGTCAATTACCAGCATGGATATTGTTGTGCCTAGTGCAACAACTTGGATGCGAGAAGAATTGTTGTGGTACTGGTCATCACCTGACGTAATGAGTGGATCAATTCAGCTTGGTATTGAAAGCGGAGTGCTTTCGCAATTAGTAGAATCTCTTGGCGAACTTTGGTCATCGTTGTTTGGTCAATCGGCATCAGTTTTAAGAACCTACAATTCAGCAGAAATTGCTGCTCGGCTTTATGCTGGATGGGAGGGCTTAGTCCTTGCGGCTGTTGCAACAGAATCTCAAATGGACGCTTTCTACGCACTTGGCGGCGGTCTAATGTTCCCCGACTGTTCTGCCGACGATGTTCAGAAAGCTAAGGACGACGAAGCAGCACGGGAAGCAGCGGCCAAAGCTGAAGAAGAAAGAATCGAGCGAGAGTTGGCACTGAATGCAAAGTGGGAAAATGCACTTGCTGAATCGGGATTTGACGAAGCGATGTATAACGGTGACGAAGCTGCGTTAATTGTCGCTGTTCAAAATGCTCTTGCACTAATGGGGTAAAGGATGGCCGTATATTACATCGACGGATCAGTCAGTGGCAGTGCCGGAGTGCTAGGCGGTAGCGGCACGGAAGCCGACCCTTGGACTTGTAACTCTGGAATCGATTTGCTTGAAAAAGCAAGGCTAGCAATTGTCGCCGCAGGAATTGGAAGTGCTGGCGATACCGTTATCGTGAAGGCTGGCGGTTTAACAAATACCGCGCCTATGACCTACGAAAGTGGATGGAACCAAACTAAACCGTTTGTACTTCGCCCCCTTTTAATGGACGGAACTCAGATAATTGATTTCGACCTTGGCCTCAAAGCGATGTATGCAACAAACATTGTTCAGCAGGGGCAAAATTTTTACTTTTGCAATTTTCATAAGTTTGGAAACAGCACTAGCACCGGCGGCTTTTTGGTGTTTAACCTGCGGCATTGGGCAGGGTTTTACTTTTGCACATTCGACGGAGCCGATGCTGAGGCAGGCGGGTCAACCGGACTCATTTACACTGGCAGTGGCACTCACATTATTGGTTGTCGCTTTATCAATGACGGTCGCGGAAGTGGGTTGTTGATTCAGGGCTCGTCTGGTTGCACTTTCCGAAACAATTACATTGAAATTAACTATGCAAATTATTCAATGTACACCTACAACAGCGAATTTTCTTGCAACGTTGTAAATTTAATTTCGGCATCACACCTCGGTGCAATTCTCCCAATACAGGGAGGAACTTTTAACCGGAATACCTTCTACGGTGCTGATGCAGACAACCCGACCAACTCGGGCGGGGCAATATATTTAACAGCGGATTACGAACATAATATTATAACCAATAACGTATTTGTTAACTGTCGTCGATCTGTTTATATAAATTCCAGCGATCAGCACAACATTTCGGTCTTTGCTGGAAATTATGAATTTAACACAGCGGATCACAATCATTATCCGAACTCGACAAATACAACCTTCATGACAAACAATAATAACAACATGGCAACCTCTCCGTTGATTGATCCAGCAAACGGTGACTATCGTCCAACAGATTTACTTATTGGCAAAGGCTTCAACTTAGAAACCTATTCCTTGCAGGGCGTGTCGATGGGGGGCAAAACAATTGGTGCGATTGAAGGCTCGTCGGCTCCAGTGTTTGGTCAATATTCACCATTTGGAGGACAATAAATGGCAACTTACTATGTTGACCCAGAAAACAAAACCGGATCGGCGGTAGACAGTGCAGGAGGAGGCTCAATTTCCAGCCCTTACGTTGAGCTTGATTATGCAGTACAGGATATAAATTCTGGAGGCGTGCATAGCAAGGGTTCAACCGGCGATGTCTTTAAGATGATTGGCGTTTACGCCCCAGATAACACTAAGGCAGCAAATCTAACAACGCAACTTCTTTCTTATGGTAACGGGGCAAAAATTGTTGGGGACGGCGCGAATGGTTTTGGCACAAGCAGCCCGACAAGCATGGCAACAATGAGCCAAGCAAATTGCACAACGCCAATCATCAACTCGATAAGCTGGAATTATGGCACGGTTGCGAGTTTCAAATTTACAAACTTTCGTGATTCGACTTACGCAATATCAGCCGGTCAGCGTTTAAATTTTATCGGCAATCATTGCGACACTTCCGCAATAAGCGGCGCGGGTTCTCAGGCAAGGATTGTTGCCGGAAGGAACGCTTGGCGGGCGATTGGGAATTACGTTAAGGCAAGATCGTCGACTGGTATTATGTTTCAGCCTTACACATCCCATGTTGTCGCTTACAACTATGCCGACCTCGACGACGGAAACACGACGAAAGCTGTTAGTTTGCAACTTTCAAGTACCAATTCTGGAAATCATTTTATCGGCAACATTGTCTACGTTGGAGGCGCTGCCCAAGCTTTTCGCTCAAACTCAGATTTTATCGCACTAGGCAATCTTATCGTTGGAACGAGCGGCAATGGAACTGGAATCGTTTTTGGCAACAGCGGAAATCATGCAGTTATTTGCGGCAATCATTTTGAGAATTTGTACCAAGCCTTTGGTGCGCTTAGTAATGGCTCCACTACCAGCGGCTATATCACAAGCACCGACAACACTTATCACAACGTAACCTACGTTGACACTCCCAACCCAGATTTCACCAGAACATGGAACGCCAGCGGTTGCATCATCGCACGCAACACGAACCTTGCTAGAAGTGGCGTTGTAAATGCAGCGACGGGCGATCTCAGAACTTCGTCAAGTCGTTTAGGCAAAAACATGCTTAACGCACTCGACTAGCAAACGGCTTGGGAAAAAAAAATGTCGTCGGGGGTTAACATTAACAATCCAACTCAATACTTTCCATTCGGGTAAAAATCATGAGCAACAGACCAACAACTTATTGCCTCGATGACGATTTTATTTATTGGATTGTCAGCCTTTATGACGCAGACGGTCAGCTAGTCGATGCTGATTCTTTGCCTACTCTAAGTTATCGAAGGCAAGCCGAATTGGGATTAAGCACGACTGGCGTTAACGTCGCAAAACTTGCTGGAACAACCGGCACATATCAATTCCGGCACAACATTGCGCTTGATAATGCAATCACAGTTGCATCACCACAAATACACTACACTGAAAGTTGCGTAATCGGCGGCGTGACTTATGTCAACACTTGGACAGCAACTGTTCGTTCGGTTGCAACGTTGACAAATCAAACAGCTATTAAGACGGTGACTGATGCACTGCCAAACAGTGGGGCGTTGACTGACCTAGCGACTGCGGCAAATCTTGCGACTGTTGATACAGTTGTCGATGCGGTCAAAGTTAAAACAGATCAGCTAACATTTACTGTCACGAATCAAGTGGACGCTAACAGTTTGACCGGAGGGACATCTGCTGCTGCAATTTACACATACTTCACAGATGGTTCACGCGAAGATGTGTTTAAAGCGGACGTTACAGTCCTCAATGGCTCAGGCTCTATCTCCTATCCAATAACCGTAACGTCGTCTGGAACCCCTGTTGCCGGAGTTGAGTGCTGGGTAACCACAGATTCAGGCGGCACAAACGTAGTAGCGGGAACGCTTACTACTAACGATTTTGGAGTTGTTACTTTCCTTCTAGATGCAGGAACGTATTACCTGTGGCGAGATTCAACAACTCATTCATTTCCTAAACCTACAACAATTACGGTGTCCTAATGCCGCATACAGAACTTGATCCACAGTTTCAGGATATAACGCCTGCTTGGAAAGGTCTTCCAAACATGAACGGCTGGTACTTTACCAGCGTCGTGGATGGCATTTCCGAGGAGGCATTGCCGTGGCTTTTAGCACAAGGCTGGCAGTTGAACGCTGCAAACACAGACAATACTGTGGAGCCTCCTGTAACAACTTACCTAATGGCACGAACTAGGCTTTTGCATTGGAATGTTCTTTACAGCTTGCTTGTTGACTTTACCAACTCGTTTAACGAGGGAAGGTCGGCAAATGACAAGCGTTACGAGGACGTTGTCTTTAACATGCAGAACATGCTTGACAAGCATCAAGCAGAAGTCAAGGAGTTCCAAGACGACAAGTCTCAAGGCACAAATGGCTATATCACGTTAATGCTAAACAAGGTTGACGAGTCGCTTGCAGACTACGATTCCTATAAAACTGAGTTTCAAAGCAAAGACTCTGGTGACAGAGCTACAGAGTTGGCAAAGCTTAAGACGACTTGGGCTAATGCAGCAGACACAGCACAAACAGAATACGACTCAATGACAAGCGGGTTAGACGTTGCAGCAATTATTGCTGGCGTTGACACTGCGATAGATGACTTTGCCGTTGCTGTTACAGCGTTTAACAATGAATACGCTGACTTAGGCACAACTCTTGTGTCCGATTACACTGCTCATCAGACGCTTGCAAAGGCATTCCTTGTTGATCTTGGTGCAACAGAGCTTGTAAGAATAAACGAAAAGTTTGATGCAGATTTGGCGACTCAAAGTCAAGCCATGATTGATAGAGGGTTTTATTCTTCAGGAATAATGGCAGACATTACAGCCCGCAACACAAGAGATCGCAATGACGCTATTGCCGAGCTTAATGACAAGCTGGCAAGAGAGAAATTGCAAAACCAGCACACGTTGTATGGGCAGCAATACCAAATGAGGCTGGGTGGTTTAGACGCAAGCATGAAAGCAATTGACGCATCATCTAAAATTGTTTCATCGCGATTGCAACATGGTCAGTTTTCGGCTGAGATCAGGCACAAGATTGCTACGCTTTCGGTGCAAACAAGGCTGGCAGTGCTTGGGCTGCGAGAAAAGTATTACGAGTCGTTGTTGCAGTCCATTACTTGGGAGTCGGCAAGGGAGACAGATTTGTATCAGCAGTTAGTTCAGGTTCGCATTAGACAGGCTGAAATACTTGGCCGCACAATGCAACAAGATATGGAATTGCTCAAATACCAACTTGACAGTCGAAATGACATTGCAGCTTCGTTGTTTGGATTTGTCGAAAGAAGAACGGACGCATACCCAGACAACAACGCTATGGCTCAATTGGCGACTAATCTTGGTGAAACGGGAGCGGCCACATGGCAATCCGCGTAAACGGACAAGATGGTGATGATTTTCGTCGGAGGCAGGTTAGGCATAACTCTGCTCAGGGCTTTCGTAACGGTGCGCCTTATGATTCGCGATCTGGCAACGATTCCCCGTTGTGGCCGACTGTAAAGATTAAAATTGGTGTAACTGACGAAGAGATTCAGCCAGACGACCACGGGGTTGTTACTGTATGGCGCAACCCGACTGACGGCGTGGAGGCAATAGAAACCGGCGAAAAGATTCGCGTATATTTGGATTGGATGCACAACGACCAAAGTATCCCCGAAAACACAGAAGTAATGTGTATTGAGTTTCCAGACGAAAAACTTTGGCGAGTGTTTGTTGATCAAGACCCTGCTGCTGTAGAGCTTGAGAGATGTAGCGACCAAAAAAAGGTTTTAGCTTATGACATTAAACTTGATGATGATCTTGGTTTGTTGTCAGATAACATTGGTCGGGTTGTAAGACTTCGTGATTCAGCGTTTTTTGAAACCGATTGCTGGAAAGTTAAGCAAAAATCAGATTGCATTCCTGAAATATGCCCAGACGTTTGCTTGGTTACTCCAGATTGCAGAACGTGTTACGGATGTTACAAGCTAACCCAGTGCGTAGACCCGTCAATAATAAAAATAACAACTCCTCAAAACATTTGCGAAGAACATCAAAAAGGTAGCGGAAACTTTTTTGATTTAATTGCTAGTGAAGGTGGAGTGATTCTTCTTGACGATGGTTTTTGCTATACCGTTGAAATTGCTGACAGTTGCGTTGGAGCAGAGGATGTAAACCTAATTGGTTTGTCTGAAGATTGCCAGTCTTGCCTTGATTGCTATCGGCTAGAACTGTGTCCTCCTGACCCAAACTTTCCTCAATCATTTCCCGATGACACTGTTTATATTTACAAAGACGACCACGGGTTGTCTGAAGGCGATGTAATAAAGTACGAAGGTCGATGTTACAAAGTTTTTGATGGATTTAACAATTGCCCTACGACTGCAATTCACGTTAATAACAGTTTTGAAAAATATGACGATTGCGAAGATTGTGCAGATTCAGGTTGTTACGATTTTGCATCATGCTCAGAAGGCTTGTATGGAAGTATAAAAGTCCGTTCAGCCACAATGCTAGACGACGCTACAGGAACGTATTTAGACGTTGATCTTGATTCATATGTTGGGTTTACAGTAATGACGGCAGACGGCAATTGCTATTCAGTTAGCAAAAGCTACGAGCAGTGCGAGTCTGCTTCTGACGTGATAATTTTAGAAATGTTTGAAGATTGCAATAAATGTGGAGTCTGGAGAATGGAAGGCTGCTACGGTGCGCCAGACATTTACACCTACGACGACATGACTTATTACGCAGAAAAAGGAATACCTTATGTCTTAAGAAGAGCCGAAGACGACCTTTGTTACATATTAAGAGAATTTGTGCAAAACCAAGGGTTTGTGGGTGTTCCATTTACAGTTTTAAGTCAATACCCAGACGGAACTTGCAATGATTGCGAAAAGCCTATTTTTCTTTTGACTCCAAATTGCGACGATTGTGCGAGCATTATTGACGATTGCAATTCAGCGGACGGGACAAAAATAGCTGGAGGCACTAGGGAATGGGTTACAGATGAAAATTTGCTTGCTTACGTGGGGCAATACATAAAAATTCAAGGAATTTGTTTTTATGTTTCAGACATATCAAATCGAGACGTAACTTTGTACGCTCCGATTACTTTTACGGGCGGGTTTCCAAACTGTGAGGCTTGTCAAAAAACTTGTTTGTGGGTAGTTGAGAATGTGTATGTATATAACAACGAAATCCGGCAAACAAAAAAACAAATAATTGTTGATCAGATTTGCAGAGAGGAAGATGAACTAATTATTGACATTGAGGATTGCCCGTAATGACAATTAAAAAAATTAGAAAATTTGATCGCGGGGATCATATTCTTGTAATAAACGTTGCAACGGGAGAGCGTTCAGTTGAGTTAAAAGAAGCTCCAAGTTTAGCAAAAAAGGCAGCAAATTTTGCAAAGGCGGCGGCAAGACAGGCTTCAAGAGGCAACCCAAAAGCCTCGCTTGAAGTTATAAATAAAAGATATGAAATTTGTTCAAACTGCCCCGATGGATTGTTTGCGGAAATAGACAGGAATGACGTTCCAAGCAGGCTTAAAGATGTAGAGATAGTTGGGACTTGTATGCACCGAAAATGCGGTTGTTACATTCACGACACTGAGACGTTTCCGAACAAGCTTTCATGGGGTACTACAACTTGCCCCAAAGGTCACTGGGGGGCGACTTAATGCCGTTATTTACAGGAGCAGGAGGAGGATTGCTGAGGAAGCCAACTACAGGCAAATTAATGCGTGCGCCTAGTGGTGGGTGTTGTTGTGAAACTTGCGATTGTTGTGTTGCGTTTAAAGATGTAACGCTTGCGGGCGGGTTTGTGATTAATGACATTGGAGTTCAATCTACTTCAGATATGTCAACGAACATTCACGAAACCGCATACTGCGACCAAGTTGCGTGGTCGTTTACAATGACAATTATTAACAACACTGGCGGTGCGTGGAACGGCGGTTTTCAGGGTATAACTTTTGTTAGTTATTTGTTGTCTGATTTTGAGTTTGTTTCTGCCTCTGACAGTCCTACGGTAACTGACAACGGAACAACGGAAACAATTACTTGGGATTACGATTACACAACCAGCGAAACCAAGACATTTACGGTTTCGTTTAAAAAGAAAAATTGCGGTACAGGTCAAGAGTACGACATAGATGGCGGTGTTCAGCAGGGTAAGGATGCTGAACTAACAATTGAACAAGTCACATGTAGCTAGAAGGTAGAAAAATGCCGATCACAATATCATATGGAAATCCAGCGTTAGTCGGGGCAGCAGCGTTTGGAGTCGGTCGAGAAAAGGGTCGAATGAAGTCTGGCGCACAGGCTGCAAAAATGGCTCAGGGTATGTTGGATCGGCGTGACGCTAAAAGAGAGGACGAACGCAACAGGTATGACAGGCTGACAAAGGAAAGTGCTGACAGGCAGCAACGGGCGGCAATAGAAGCTGGTCGAATAGCTCAAGATCAAGACGAAGCTCGTATGAAAGCTGAGGCTGCAAAAAACCAAGCCGATTTGCGTGCAAAAGAAAGAGCAGAGGATTTTGCCTTTAGAAAAGATTATCAACAAGCGGGTTTTGATCAGAGAGACAAGGAAGATGCGAGAGAA